CAGTTCCCTATGCCCAGATAAAGTACCGTGGTCAGTGATGGCAATTGCTGGCATCCCTAACTCAACTGCACGGTTCACGTATTCTTCTGGAGTAGCAATCCCATCAAATAAACTAAAATGGGTGTGGACATGTAAGCCTACGTAGTTCATATTACCAATCTGCGTTGGTAGATGAAGTTACAGATGGACCGTCAAAGCCCAAATAGTATGCTTCCTGCTCGGCATAAGGAATCTTCTTAAGTGCTGACTCAAGAGGATAAGGCTCAATTGCCTTCCAATCAAATGGTTCCTTGTCTGGTGCTGATGGAATAAGTGTGTAATTAGTTTCAGTACCCTGACCATTACGCTTTAACTTCCAGATTACGTTTGAGATGCTTCCTGTTTCAAGAGCATACTCACGAATTGTGTTGAATGATGACTGCTTGCTGATACCCATTGACCAGATTGCAACATATGGTGCTTCAATTCCATCGTCAACTAATACGTTGCAATAGAAGCGAAGGCGTCCACGCCAACCTGCTTTTGGATCCTTGCGATGCATTTCTTCTGCCCAGTCACGGCCTTCAGATTCCATTGTGTCTACAGCCTTGCGCTTGTAGTCCTTTGGATTTACGTGTTCCTTAACAACTAGTGCTAGTCCACGACTTTCATTATAGTTTGCTGAGTCTTCATCAAGTTCTTCGATAAATCGAATCTTAACTGATTGTCCATCAGCGAGTTTTAGCCACTTTAATTTTGGCCCGTCGTTTTCATACTTTGGCTTGTCGAGCAGGGCATTAATGTTCTTGAGTCCCTTTACTACGCTCATATATTTCTCCTTTGTTTGTTATATTAGTTTAGCATAAGAGATATTGATTTGTCAAACTGGAACTCTAAATTTTTAAGTTCTTCGTCGGGCATATCTCCAATATCCTTATACTGATTGTTTAGTTTAATAACAGAAACACGAGTAGAAAGTTTTTCAACTATCCTATCTTTCATGTTTCCTCCCGCCTCATCGTTATCAGCAATAACAATAATGTTATTGAAATACTTCTGAAGCAATTCTATTTGTGTACTTGATACGTTTGCACCAAGCGTTGCTACTGCTGGCAGTCCTACCTGGTCAAGTCTGATAGCATCAAATGAAGACTCCACTACATATACTCTATCAGACTTCTTAACTCTGTGCAGGTTAAAAAGTGTCTTGCTCTTTGGAAGTCCTGGGGTATTCTTAAAATCTTTTCCTTCAATAGATCTGCCAACAAAGCCGAGAGGAATGCCATCTGGACTGTGGACTGGAACGGTTACCATATCTTGTTTTTCTGAATAACCCAATACAAATTTTATGCAAGATGCCTTTTCAATTTTTCTGTATGTAAAATAATTTCTTGCTCTTTCTGAAGCAGCCAACCCATTGTGCAACCTTTTAATAATAAGTTCATCAAAGGTTTTATAGGTTTCTTCTTTTACAAGAACCTTGTCAATTTCTGTAGTGATATTACTTATTTTTTCTTTGCTCTTTATAAACCTTGCAGACTCAAAATATGTTCTGCCAGAGGTATGCATAACTAGTTCTATAAGGTCTGCAGATTTTTGGCAAGAAAAACAAAAGAACATTCCGCTACCTTTTTGTACTTCTCCTGCTGGGGTTCTGTGATTATTGTGAAATGGACAAAAGATCATAAAGTCTGCATCAAGTTCAGACTCTACGGTAATACCCGATCCTGTAAGGACTCGCTTGACTTGCTCTGCGGAATAAAGATGGGTTTGGTTCCGTCTATTCCTGCTATCCATTCGCTTTTCCTTTTCCCTGCGTAGACTGCCTGTATTGATAATTCAAATTCAAAAAAGTTCTTTATATCATTATACCCTATTGTGAAGTCTGGGTCAAGATCAATTCTTGGCACATAACCACTTAGTTTCATTTCTGAAGTCAATAATCGTATATACTCTTCTTTGAGCCTTCCGATCATAGAGTCATCGTGAATTATTCCATCAAGGTAAAACCTTTTGATAGGCTTATGATGGTATGATTCATACGGTATATCATTCTTTTTTGACATACCATATTATAACTACTTATCTTCAAAGTCTTTATATCTATAATATCCCTTGTCAAAGTCACACTGGACTAGAAAATCTCCCATAAATCCATTACGGTTTTTACGGAATGCACATTCAATGATATCACTGTTTGTTCCACGGCCCAATGCAAGCACCCAATCAGCATCATAAGCAATCTGTCTAGACCATGCCGTTTGACCCAGCGTAGGGACCGTAGAGAGGTCATTAACATCATCTGGTGTAGCAGACGAGATAGCAATAATAGGAACTTCTTCACCGATAGCCATTAGTTTAAGTTCTCTTGAAAGGTTCTTCATTCGTACCGTTTCGTTATCTGACTTCTGATTAGGAGCCATCAACTGAAGGTAGTCAACGATTACAAAGTCTGGCTTGTACTGGTCAATCTTTCCACGAACAACTGAAGGGTTAATCTCTCCACCGCTATCATTTGAAATGATATGAAACTCTGGCTTGCCTGCAAGATTCTTTGCATGCCAATCCTTTAACATATCAATTTCAATCTCGCCATTGCTGATCTTTCTGTGTGACCAACGACCCTCACCCATAATAGTAAATACACGATTACGAACTTCGGTCTCAGACATTTCAAGAGAGATTACCATTGGGGACTTACCCTGCTTCCATGCTTGAACAGCAAAGTAAAGTGCAAGCCACGACTTTCCAATTCCTGGATAAGCAAGGAATACTCCGAGTTGACCTGGCATAATTCCAGCAGGTAAATAATTGTCAAACCCTGGAAGACCTGTCTTAATTCCAGACAAACCTAGTGCCTGCTGCTTTTTAACATTTTCAAAGTAAGCAATAGCAGACTCAAGATCAGTAACATCAATATCACGAATTGCAGCAGTATTCTTTTTTAGTTCTGAAGTCTTTGTAATTAATTCATTAAGGGCACCATTCCCATTATTATTTTGGATTTCAGATGCTGCGGATCTAATTATATCCTTTAGGCTATCTGTTAGGTACTCGCCCTGCAACTCTTCAAGATGATGCTTTGTTGCGCCCACACCTGACACTGGATCAAAGTCTCTAAACTTTTCAGTAACCAACTCTACTGGTGGTAGGACTGAATTATTTTCAAAATATAGTCTAACGAAATTCCAGATATCTCCGTGTGTTCTAAGAAGGTTGTCGACATTGGCTTGGAGCAGAACATGGATTTGTTTATCTTTTAAAACAGCCGTAAGTAGTTTTGCCTCTGTGTTATTCACTTAACCACTCCTTTGCTAATCGTCTGCGCTCATTGCGCTCTGCTATATCTTTAACTTTATCTTTTTGTGCCTGTAATATTTTTTCTGCATTGTATGCAAAGTGATTCCAAGATGGATTCTCTGCAACCGAAAAGTAATACTCAAGTATATCGTAGCATCCTGGCAGTGTGTATGATTCTACAAGGGCATCAGAAGCCCACTGCTCTACATTTAGATTAAGAGATGGCTTTGATTCGTACCTTGCGGTATGATACTTACTGTATCTTGAAAGCAAAGCCATACGGTCTTTGCGTTCGGCCATTATGCTTCGGCAGCCTCTTCTTGTGCTTCCTTGATTTTGTCTGTAAGTTTATCTTCAACAAACTTGTATACACGCTCAAAAGACTGATCAACAGTCTCTCCATTGCGTGAACTATCAACTACGCCAAGATCTAGCCTTAGTGATTGAAAGTTTCCCAGATTAAGTGTGTAACCTAGTGTTACGGATACTTTGGTTGGTTCATTTGTTACTACATAATTGCTGTCTGACATTTTATACCCTTCGCTAAATAGATTCATTCCAAATTGGAACAAACCGACCATCTTCTGTTTTCCTATAAGTAAGTATACCATCGCCCATTCTGCGTGTCAACTCTTGCTTGCTGGGCGTAATATCGTTTGTTATTAATTTGTCTTTTCTTGGTCTACCAATATGGTATGAAGCAAGTATATCACGTATTGCTCTTACCTGCGATTCTGAATAATATGATCTTACTTGGAATCCTCTAGCCCCACCTTTTTGAGATCCCGTTGGAAATGGGATGACTCCTCGTTTCATTAGTGATGGCATATATTTTTTATGACGATTAACTAAATCAGCAGCCTGCCCAACTGTGTATGCTCTCTCTCTTTTATTTTTAAAATCACTAATAAGACAACTTTCAATTTGATCTTTTGTAATATTATAAACAGACATTATTCCATTGGAATGATTGTAATGATGTATCCTAACAAGGTCTCCGTTAAGAAACCAAACCTTTTTGTTACCTGGTATTACAGGTGACTCATTGTATTTTTCGCTCTCAATAGTTCCCTTTTTAGTAACCATTGTCCCTCCAAAGTGTGGCTAGGCGGATGGAAAAAAAATCTTGTCCCGCATTTCATGCAATATACCTCTAAATGATTGATCTCTGTATATTGTCTATCTACAAACATTCTTCCCTTGCATTTCTTGCAAGACATCATTAGTTTGGTATTCCAACAATTATAAGATTAATTCCAATGGTTGTGTCTCCACCAACATTAAATTTAACAGTGCCATCTAATCTGGAAGTTGATATACTAGTAATAGTTACAGAAACATCTTTTCCAGCATCAGTATTTCCTACGTTAATTGGAGTTGCTGTAACAACTGGTGCAAACTTAAAGTCTGTTCCAAATTCATAAAAGAAAGGCTCAGTAGAACCTGCAGTCTTTGTTGTGCTTGTTGTTACCTGCTTGTATCCACCAATTATTCTGGCTTCTGATATCTTTACACTTTCTGGTTGTGTTTTATTTGGGACATCTATAGATACATATTTGCCTGTTGAGGTAGAGACCTGAGAAGATAAATCATTAATAGCCTTAACAATCTGATATATATATGTTACGTCTAGAGGTTGTCCACGCTCTGGTACTGGTAATATTGCCATAATACAATTATACCAGACGCAGACCTGTGATTGCGGATCTGACTCCAGAATCAAAGATTTTAATAGATGTGCTGACTACTGGTTTTATTGCTGCCAATTGAACTAAAACTTTTACTGTTTCAGGGGTTCCAGTTTTTAAAAATGAAAAACTAGTTCCAGTTGTAGTCCCAACATGAACTGGGTTTGCTGTTCCATATTGAGCAAAAACATCATACTTAATCTGCTCTGAAGGGTTAGCCCCATTAGACCAATTTACTAAAATTGTATTTCCAACTACAGATATGTCTCCTGGCAAAACCTGGACTAACTCTCCATTTACCATAAATATTTGTGACCAGGCGGACTTTCTATTCTTGTCCTCTGCAACTATTCTAAATCTTATAACTCTTCCATTTTCTGAAGAGACCTTTCCTAAAGATTCTTTTTTAACTACAACATTCTTAATTCCTTCATCTGCCACTATAACACATCCAAACCAAATCTAAACTCAATGTAGTTTGTTGTGTTTGCAGATTTAATAATTGGTTTTGCTTCTGGGGTTTTCATAACTGTGTATCCAGTTAAACCGTAAATAGAGTTTGTCGATGTAACATTTTCAAGTCTAAAACCATCTAGGCAAACATAGAAGTCTTCTGTTGGTTCTGCGCTTCCGCTTTTTATTACAGAAGCATATATTCTTACAGTATTTATTTCTGCCCACGAGAAGTCTGGACTTTTTTGTAATTCTTGAATTTGTTTCTTTATAACAAAATACCTATTGGTTGAAAAATTATTGTCTGTGCTATTAACAACTGCCTCAAAGATTGCCCACTTACCACTTTTAAAAGTTCCAGTAGATGAGAATTCAACAATAATCCTAACCGATTCTGGCTGCAAGACTACGCTAGTTCCAACCTTACCAATTTTATTTACAACAGAAAATGCAAGCCTTAACTCATCTGTAGGAGAGTTTTTGTCAAGATCAATTTTTATACCACTCAACTGTATAAAGTTTGATGGTGTATTTGGGCTTAAGTCTATTACATCTAGACGTCCACTAGTACCTACAGATATTTTAGAATTGTTTCCAGATATTGCAATTATCCTATTTGAAAATCTGCATCTCTCATATCTGTCAACTCTATCTGAGTTGGTAAAAATTTTGTTATCTGCATTTGTTTTAAAGACTGGGTAAACTTGACTAATAGTGTTTGTATCAACATCGTTAATTAAGTATCCTGCTGAAATAAAAGTTGCCACAATCGCAGTTGAAGAAACAATGGTAAAAGTTGTTGAAGTTGGAACGGTTGCAATCTTTACCTTTGATAAGTTAAATGCTACTGGAGATACTCCATAAATAGATATTTCAGTTCCTACAGGAAGACCGTGTGAGGCATCTGTTGTGTATGTTATGGTAGTTCCAGAGGCTGATGCATTAGTTATGTTGATAACACGATCATCCAATGGTTCATCGATTGCTGGTATCTTGCTTCCTTGAGAAGAATACTTCCAGTTTTCTTCATCAGAAAAAGAATATATGTGCTTGCTGTCTGTAGGTCCTGCACTAGGGTTTGATCCACCAGAGAATAAACCAACCTCAGTTATTTCATATCTGTCTTGTGTTGGAAGTTCTGCTGTTAGTACAATCTTTGAAACACCAGACTCATCTACAAAGCCTCTTGAAATAATTGGAACACGAAACATCTCAAAATCAAGTGACTGCTTGTTTGAATAGTCAACTGATGCGGCATCGGCAAGTAGGGGCTTTGTGCCACAACCTACTGCAATATGAGAGGCGTATGCTGGTACCTGCCCCACAAGGTACTTGGCAAGAATGTTTTTACCTGTATTAGTTATCATTAATTTCCTCCAGTATACATTGTATCACCAAAAGTATTTCCACTTGTTAGTATTTGCACTTCGGCTTGTTCGCCTTCTTTTACATTAATAAGATTTATTATTAGGTCCCCGCTAATTGGGTCAACATAGATTGACTTACAGTTTGGAACTTTTGTCCATTTAGTCTTGTCTGGATTTACAACTCCTGGAGATATCTCTACTGGAATTATGTCATATCCATTTCCACACACTGGAAGACGATCTAGAATTGAAATAGATAAAGATTTAAAGAATGAGTCTGATGACTGTAACCTTAAAATATTGTTTGGGTTATACTGCAGGTATAGTTCTGTTAGATTTTTTATAGGGTTATAGATTACCTTTTGTCCATTTACTAAGTCGTGCCTGGATATTGTTGCAAGTTCTTGACCACCGATGTCTTCAAATATAAGGTCAGTCATTATTTGCGAAGAAATTGGCTCAAATGATTTCAAGATTAAATCTGGAGTTGCAATTTTTACGGCATTGCTAGTCGATGACTGGGTTGGATCTGGAAGGTTTGCAACCGCACTTGTTGTCATTACACTACCTCACTTAAAAATACTGTCATATCTGGTCCCTCTACATTTTTTGTATAGTCTATATTATATACCACAAACCTGCTTAGTGGAGATGAAACCATATTGATGCCATTTTCTTCGTAGTCAAGAGTAACAATGTCACCTAGTTGAATAGTGGGAATGGCAAATATTTTAACGCCGACAGATCTTCTTGGCTTTGCTATTTTTTCAATAAGCCATTTCATAAGACTATTTGCTTCATCATAAGACTGAATGTAGGGAGTGCTTAATGAGAAATCTTTTTTGCCATAAGTCATGCGACTTAGTTTTATGTCTTGATAGTCTTGTTTAAATTTGTAAGGATTTGATATTAGTTTATCTGCAACAAACTGTGGATTAGATGTAATTGAATTTTTATCAAAATAATCATCAACGCTTAATCTGTTATCTGATTGCTGGGTAAATGTTATTCCCTGAACCTTTAAATAGTTTCCAGAATCAGAATCAAGAATTAGTGCTCTGTCTGTTGCGTTAAAGATTATAAATTCTGCGCCGTAGGATCCCGCTCTAAATCCTGAAACAACATAGCCTTTCATGTCAGTAAATGTTGGAGATATTTTTGCAGTTAATGCTGGAAAAGCCTTGTCATATTTAAAGTTAAATGTTGCTGCTTCTCTCATAATACTTCCAAATTCTTCAAAATATATATTATATTTTGGTGCTTCAGAAGTTCCTATGCCAGATAAATAGGTGTCTTGAATTAACCCACTAAGTGCATACTTTCTAAATGATTCATGAGCACTTATGTCTGAGTCTCCAAAGACAGAGTTTACTGGGGCACCAAGAGAAAAGGTCGTGTTCTGTGAATAATTATTACAAAGTGCATACACATTTTCAAACATCACTCTTGAAGACCCTCTTGAAAATAATGCTACATTAGAATATACTGGAAGAGGATCTAGATCATCTACAGTTTTAATTAGTTTCCCATTTAGATATAAATAGAATCTTCTAACTTTTCCAATTTCCTCATACTCCGCTGCAAGATCATACACTGTTGGGTTTTCTTCTGCAAACAATCTTGCTTTGCCAGTATACTTACCATCATCTACAGTGATTTCTCCTAAGCCTTCCCAAAGTTTTACTGGAATGGCTTTTCCATTTTCTGACTTAATCTTATAAAAGAAAACATTACTAACGCTTTCTCTTTCATTTTTAGATAAATTTCCTAAACCTAGTGCTGAAATTTCAAAGTAGTAGCCAACATTTGTTGTTGGGTTTAGCATAAATGAAATACCTCCAGAGCCACCAGTTACCTTTATGTCTTTATCAGGAGTGCTTCCTTTGACTACATACATGACTGTAGATCCGTTGGATGTTTGACCTCTATCTTCATTGTTTTCTATTTTACCAACAATCCTCATCCTAGTACCAAAATGTTTATATTTGTTTGCCTCTAAAGATTTATAGACATATGAAATAAAATCTCTTGGTTTTTCTTTGGTTGTAAAGTTTGGACCAGTCAAGCATAGGGCTGAAGCCTGTAGAGTTCCTGTTTGAACAGCCGTTGTCGTACTAACCTCTCCTATAAAAGAGGTTGACATAAAGTTTTTTATGATTCCGTTTCTAGAAGATGTTTTTGAAAGAGCATCAGATGACACTCCAGACAAAGTTAATTTTCCAGCAGACGCTACGGTGGTGGTGGGTGCGGTTAGGTTTTTTCCAAATAAATATTCAGAGGACATGTAACATCCTCTAACATTGTCATCTGACTTCCAATAGTCAGCAACTCCAGCATTGTGTGCTACAACCTTAGTCCCAAATTGTCCACGACCATGCTTTGCTACTGCTCCATTTTGTAATTTAACTACTCCATCTTGCTCAAAATACTTTGGCTCAGAATAAATTCTAACTAATCCTGTAGGATATATCTTGCTATTAAATGGCAATTTTGCAAAATAGTATTGGTAGTCTTCGACTGAAGTTATCCAAACATTTCCAAACCCAGGAACATTATACTGAACCGCATCGTACTTAATAATTTCTCCTTGAGAATAAAAGTATCCGTTATACCTAGTAATTGAGTATACGGCTTCACCAAGGCTAAAGGTGTTATTAATTACGACATTGTTTTTTACTTCTGGAACTGCTTCAGATAAATTTGAGTTAAGCGGAATTGCACTAAGAATATATGAAGACTGAGTTCCAACCTGATTATTTATAGATTTTGTATTCTGGCTTGGTGCGACCTCCCATAGAAGGGCTGGCTTATATATGTAATATCTTTCATTGTCTAGAAGGCTTGCCTCTCTAATTGTTCCAATTGATCTTTCTATATATCTTGTACTGTAGTTAATTGATCCATCGTTATATACCGCATTTTCTTGAGTTGATACAGAAATAACATTTGCTAACTTTGGCTTGTTTGTTTTATTTTTTATTTCTCTACTCTCTAAAAAATCTTTTGTTCCGCTAAGTGCAAAGTTTGTTGGCCTTTCTTTTGCTGTAGGCATTATATAGTTTTTGCTCATCATTACAAAATTATTATATTCATCAAAGAACATTGCTGTCTGAGTTGAAACAGCCAGATCTTGAAGAACTTGAGCCACGCTGTTTTCTGGGCTAACAAAAAAATATGGAATAACTATTTCTGTTTCATTTGCTACTCTTTTAAATGTATAGTTAGAGAATCCAATATGATCTAAAAGCAAAGATACTGCAGAACTAAGAGAAACCTCTGTCATCAATATCTCAGGAGCAGTAACTGATTCAAGATACCAGTACAGATCTCTTAGGTTTATAGATACACGCTTGGTCATTAAATCTTGTTTTGGAAATGAATCAGAGTATAATGTTTTAATTGGTACCCAGTAATCCCAACCTGCAACATCAAGGATAACTTCATAAAACTTAAACTGAACATGTCTTGAAATATACTTTGCAATAATACTATTAGTGTTGTTGGTATTAAATGCCTGGTCGTGATCAAAAAGATTGATACTTCCATTTGATGCTATGAGTTGTCCAACTGGCAATCCAGATAGACCTAGGTCTGATGCACTTTTATTAATAGAATAGTCTAGCGTTTTGTCTGAAACATTTAAAGTAAGTCTTGGAGAAATTTCAATAAGATCAAATGTTGAGTCTTTCTTGTTCATTGTTTCTACAACAATTCTTATCCCACTAATATATTCAAATTCTCTAAACTGTTTCTTTTTGTCTAGGGTTCTAACAAACACATCTGGAGATGTTGCATTTGTTACAAAGTTTGTTAGTCTATCAACTGTTTCATCCTGTATGTACCATCCGTACTTGGGAGTTAAAAGAATATACTCTTCACCATTCCATATATGATATACACCAAGATCTGTGCTATTAGGTTTAATCAAGTATGCATATCCAATAACAGACTGCTCTGGAAGAAGTGCGTCGGTAGTATATGTTTCTGCTAAAACAAAACTTGCTCTCCACTCTTCTGGAATAATTAAGCCGTAGGCAATTTCAACATACCCGTCACTTTTAATTATGGGGGAGCCGTCTTTTCTTGTAATTGATGGATCAAAAGACATAACATTTTCCCAATTGTTATCTTTTAAAAATTGAATTTTCCATTTACTTGGAGTCTTTTGATTTAGTTCTCCATAAAACGGATCTGCATAAGAGCCAGTAGAGGAAGAGAATGGCCCTAAGTTTTCTGTTCCTGTATGAGTTTGCATTTTAACTACAACCCTGTTAGTTGGAATCTTTTCTTTATAAACAACAAAAGGAACTGCATCTTCTATCGCATACTGTGATCCTGTGGACTTTGACGCAATTCCATACTCAGACCAAGTTTCGACAGTACCTAACTTTTGTTTTCCATTTTTATCTGTAAATATTTGAGACGGTCCATAAGAAACTGTATTATCATTATATGTATACTTATATGTTCCCTCTCCTCTGTATGATGTCCAGTACTTAAACTTATCGTTTTTATCTGGCATATAATATCTTGGTCTATCTGCCATTACAAGGTTAGGGTGGTGTAGTTTCCCGCCCTCAAAAAATATTGCTTTATTTATTCCAGACCTTGGCCTAAACTGTCCGAAGCAATCCTCTAAAGAATATAGGGTTTGCAGTTTTTCTTTTTTGGTCAATAGCGTTGTTGGTATATTGTTATTGTCAAATGTTCCATCAACAAGGACATCTGCATCTGTTGCTCCTGTATAGAAATTTCCTGTATCACTAACATCAAAACTATTTGGCAAAGAGGCATATACTGATGATGACTGGGTTGGTCTGTATCTATAGTTTCCTATTTGTTTTATGTTTGTTGGAATATTCATATTCCATTCAGCAATTATAGTTGACTTATTTCTTATTGTAGGAGATGTCTCTAAGAAATTTTGTAAGTCTTTATCTTCAAACATTATACCTCTTCCAAGGTAACCGAGACATTCCAATAATCAAACTTAGTTCCTCTTTTTTCTACAGAGTATGAAAAACTTGATATAAACATTTCTACAATTTGGTTATACTGCTGTAGGTGATCATATGGAGACTCAGTTCCTTTAAAAATTCCTTTTCTATCATATGCAAGGAACACCCAGAAAGAACCTTTGTGACCGTCATACCATTCAAGCATGTCCGCTCCACCTGCTCCGCCATCTGAAGTATATGAGGTATGAGGAGATAGTCCTGTTGCTGGATTAAAGCCTGGAACCTCTGCGTGAGACCTTGATGGAATCATATTCCAACTAGTGCTAATCTTCATCTTATCTGCAGTATGGTAGGATCTCATACGGCCATTGATCATTCTCTCCCGTTTTTCAATACGCTCATCTGAAAAATCTAAAGGGGTTCTGTTATCATCTGTAAGAATTAGGAATTGGTTTGCTAGGCTTTGGTCTACTTCAAGAGTTGCATCTGCCCCAACCTCTAGGCCGTAAGGAATATACAAACTATTAATCAGGGTACCAGAGTTTTCAGACCACAGCATTGCACTAGGTCTGTTATATCTTTTACGCTTTTGCATGTAGTTAAAACTTGGATTAATTGCGGACATTTGCGTTTATCCCCCTAACTCTTCTGTCGTTTACTGTTCTTATTTGTGACATTACTGTCTGTGCAATTTCGTTTGGATTAGCATCCGTCTTTGCATTGACTGTTAATGTATATGTATTATTATACACTGCCCCGCCGATGTCTGCGCCACTATTGATTTTCTTCATATTATCTACACCATAAGAATCTACAGCATACTTACTCATAACAAATTCTCCTGGGGTTAACATTGCAGGAACGGTATCTGTACCAATTGAGAACCCTCCCTGAGCAAAATACTTTGGAACAATTCCTCCTGATGAAAGTGCTAGTGGCATATATTTACTGCCACCACGATTACCAATTGGTTTAGGCTCTGGCTTAGGTTCTAGTTTAGGCTCTGGTGTTGCCCATATAATACTTCCAAGAGCAGCAGCGCCTCCGCCTATGGCAAGGGCTGCAGCCTTTATTGGATTCATTGGTGGTGCCAATTCTTTAATTGTGCCAGGTACTAATACTGGAGGTGCTGTTAGTCCTGGGGGTGTTGGCTGACCTGGAAGTAGTCGAGCCCAAACCTCTGCTTTTACTTTTAAATCTTCTGCTACCCTTGCAGATGCTTGTCCTGTGACCTTTATGCTTTCTAAAATTAATTCTGCGTTCTTTTTAAGTTCTTCACCCTTATATCCTGCACCTTTTAACATTTTGAGAATATCTTTTTTGCTAAATGCCTCTAGAATATCTACTCCTTTACCAATGCCTGCAGAAAGTGCTGAAGTTATTGCTGTCTCTTTCCAAACATTTTTACTAGCGCCAGTAAATGTGAGTAATGGCTTACTAAGTTCACTTGCTAAGGCTTCAACGGTTGGTGCTTGTGGCATATAATCTAAACTTCTTCCAAAGTCTATAAGTCCTGGAACAAGTGTTTCTGGATTAAGCGTTACGTTTCCGTCATGAGTATCAACAAACCTCATCCCAGACATAATTGCAGATCTGAGTCCACTTGCTGCAGCCATGGCTGGATCAGATACTCTGTCAAATTCTTGACCAAGAGTACCCGCTTTAGCAGTTAATGCCTTCAGTGTTTGTGCTCCTTGTGCTGCAACATCTGGGCTAAAGACTCCATCTGCTACCTCGGCCCCTTTTCGAAATACTGGAACATTTGCTGGAGCAATAAGGCCTGATGCTCTGGCAAATATGCTACCAAACATTTCTCTTTGAACGTCCGCAAATTCTAGACCAGTTTTATAGAATCCAGGAACTCCATCTAAGACTGCTCTGAATGTTGAGTTTATGCCACCCTGAACACCATCTGAACCTTGTTGTCTAGCAAGCGCTTGTCCAATTTCAAGTGCCTTTTCAGAAATTTGCCCTGGAAGTTTAAATCCTACAGCCTTCTGGCCCAAACTAGGAAATATAGTTGTTAATTTATCTTTTGCTTTCTTAACAAGTGATCCTGCAACAGAGGCATAATATCCTGCATTTTTTGCTGGTCTTTGCTGAACACGCTGTAACTCAAATTCTTTTGCTGAAAGTGCCAGCAGGTTATCCCAAAGAGGATGGCCTTCTTCAATTGCATTCTTGGGGTTATAAGGAATGTTGTGAGTACCCTTAAGCATCCACGAACCGTAGGGAGTTTCTTTAACATATCCTGCAGCATTCATCTTTTCTATCAGTGGAACCATTGCTTTTTCTACTTTTTTAATTTCAACAGTATCGTTAATAAGCCCCATTCTTGCCTTACCTCTTTGAAGACCATCTATAAAACTATTTTTTATATTATAGTGTGGGTTTGCTGCAGGCAAGAAAAGTTCTTTTATTGGTTTAATAACCGCAGATCCTGCTGACTTGATTGATCCAAACATATCATTTGAAACACGAGACACAGGTCCAGCAATTGATTTACTAAACATTGGACCAAGTTTTGACAAAAGGCCTCCAGTTTCTTTTATTAATGGTGCTGCGGCTTTTGTTCCTTCTTTACCTAATTTACCAATTCCAAGGAAGTTTAGTGGAAAAAATACACCATTAAACTTATCTTCTGTAGTTGCTTGTCCAGTTATAGTTTTTAAGAAACCAGTCAAGCCAAGAACATCTGCTTCCATCCAGGATGTTAGAGGAGATTTATTAAGTGTTGCTTGTGTTTCTTTATCAGTTTCTGCTCTAGACCTAGCATATCTAGCAAGCCAAGAATTGTTGTTAGCCCCTGTTTTAGAAGGATCTCTGTCGCCCTTACCAAAGAACTTGCCCAACCCACTAGAAGAAGCGGTTGTTTCAGGAGCATTTCTTCCATGTCTATGTCCTACTGGTCCACCTTTATGATAGTATCCGACATTCATTGCGTCAAGATTCTTAACACCATACTTATTCACTGCATCTTTTCTTAAGATATATTCTCCTGGTGTAAGCATTGCTGGGACGGTATCAGTTCCCTTTGCATACAGTCCAGACTCAAAAGCGCTTGGGACAACTCCTCCAGAAGCCATCATCAGCAGTCCCCCGTAGCCACCAAAGCCACCGCCACGGCCACGACCACGGAGCATTCTTGCTTTTTCTAATTCTTCAAGAAGAGCCTTGTCTGCTAGAGCCTTATCTGCTGCAACCTTATCTGCTGCAATCTTATCTGCTGCAATCTTATCATCTGCAATTTTTTTGTCTGCTGCTGCTTTATCTTCTGCTGCTTTCTTTTCTCTTGCTGCCTTATCTGCTGGAGTTTCTCCTTCAAAACCTTTTTCTGGAACAAAGGCTTGGCCATTAATAAATGCCCCATCTTTGCCACCAACCTCTGCCTTATATCCTGCAATTAAATTTGCCTGAGTACTTATTGCAAGACCCATAGAATCTACAAATGCTGCGCTCTTAATAAGTGCAAGATCTACCTGGTTTTTAATTGCTTCCCAAGCATCTCTTGTTCTTCCAAGGACAGTAATTCCTTCTATATCCTTATCTAATTGGACCTGTCTTAGGCGAATAAATTCTTGCGCTGGCTCGATCTTTTCTTCTTCGATCTTAAAGACTTCATCCTGAAGATTTTTAATTTCTTCTTCAAGTTGTTTTCTAGTCTTAAGTTTTCCATCAGTTTTATCAAGTCCTGTTAGGCTACCTAACTCATATTGTCTAGACTGCTCTATAGCATCCCTTTGCTTTGCTACAGCATCGGCTGCTGCCTGAGCGCTCATTTCTTGTGCAGCCCTTGCTGCTGCTGCAATGTCTCCAGATGTTAATGCTTCAGCCAGAGACAGTTGTCCCTTTTGCTGATTAGAGATGGCAGAGTTAGCCTTTTCTATTTCATCTAAGGCTTCAATTCTTTTGTCGTACTTATCGTTAATCTTTTGTTCTTGATCTTCGATGCCCTTAAGCGCTGCTTCTTTGTCATCTACCTTATACTGAATTGCTGAAATTGCATTTTGTGCATCAGTAACGATCTTGTCTTTTTCTTTTGTATCTACCTTAAACTTTAACTGAAGTTCAGTTTCTTGAACATCAAAAGACTCCATTGCATCGCCAAAACCTTTATCAAACATATCCTGCATAAACCCAACTGTGCTTTTTAACTGAGCCAGCCTTGTATCAAAATCACTTATTAAAGTATTTAAATCAGCCTGTGCAGTTTTAATAACTTCTTTATCTGCACCTTTCTTAATTAAATTATTAACTTTTGACTGCTGAGTAGCAATCACATTTTCCATTGCTTTTAGGTTTTCATCAGAATCAATAGCAAAAGCAGTTGCTGGATCAAACTTCTTTTTAATTCTTGCCTCTTGAACTCGGTCTTTTTTAAATTTATCAATGTCTGTTCCTACTCCTTTAACCGCTGCTGATTTAAGTTGTGCTGCAGTTAATATTTTATAGTTTGTTGCTAACTTAGCAACTGACTTTGAGTTCTTCTCCATAGCAATTGCTTGGGCAAGTCCAGCATTTTCAACAATTGAGTAAGCATCTGCAACTGGAATTCCTATAGAAGCCAACTTAGCAAATGCTATTGCCTGATCTTCAATAACATTAGTTTCTGCTTCTGTCTTTGAGTTAAAGTCTCCCATGGCAATAGAGTTTAGGGCTTCTTGAATATTTTTAGCATCCTTCTTTAGCCCAATAATGTTTCCCTTATTGTCAAACTTGAACAAAGACTTTTTCTTTTCTTCGTAGACCTTTGGATCCATACCAACTATAAGTTCAATAAAGTCTTCACTTCCCCCTATTTTTCTTAGATCATTTTCTATACCGCTGAAAGCATCAAGGGTCTTCTTGCCTCCAAACAGGCCATCTAGAGCCTTACGAGAGGCACTCCAGCCCTCTGTGACCTTAATCTGGTTCTTACGTACATCTCTTAGTTTCTTTACTAGGTCGTCCAGTGGTGAGGACTGTGTCTTGCCCCCGCTGCCATCTGGGGTCGTTGGTGGAACTATTGATGTATCTACTCCAACACCCTCAGTTACAGCCTTAAAACCTTGCTCTTCTCTGTAGAGAGCAAGTTGTGTTGCAATAGGAAGAGAAGCATAACTTAATCCTCCATAATTCTTTTTACCAATCATCGTGGTTGGAGATTTTTGCCAATCAATAAAGTCATCGCTGGCAGCAAGAACTGGGTCTTCAACATATATAGTTGATGCAATAGTTTGAACATATGTTCTTTTCTCAGCATCTGTTTTTAAACTGTTAAAGTATACTTCATCAAATGCCTCGCTATTTTTAAGTTCTGGAATAAGTTCATAAACTTGTTGCACCTTGATATCCTTCATAGATTCAATACCATCAAGGGCTGCATTTAGTTTCGCATATGCGTCTTTGCTTTCTGTAGTGTCAGCGCTGTAATAACTAACCAGAATATCTGATGGAATAACTTTGTTTGCGTTATTTAATTTAATTATATTCTTTGTAAAATCAAGAGCATCCGAGTCTTTTTCAAATGCGTTAACTTTTGTAATAAACTCTGTTTGTACTGTTTTATTTATATCTCCCTTAGAGTCAAGAATAACTCCTGCTGCTACGCCAATTGATTCAGAAGTTGCACCACTAAACTGGGTTATAATATTCATCATCATTGGAGCAATATCTTGATTCTCTGCTGCTAGACCTAGCAGAGTTCTAAATACTGATGGAGGAATATCTCCACTTGCCATCTTTGCTTGAATTAAATATTCTTGACCACTTGTAATAAGGCCAGAACTTCGCAAATCCCCTGCTTGTTGATTAACAGAATCTAGGTATGCTAACTGATTAGGATCGTTTTTATACTTTGCAGTTGTTGCTTTTTTCATTCCGCTCATCATTGACTCTTGAAGGCTACCAGCACCGTCGTATTGCGATACTACATCTTCTTGTAGCAATGCCTGTGCAGCAGTTAAATCATTTCTTTTTTCAATATACTTTCCTTGCAATTCATTGGCTTCATTTATTTTTCCTTGTAGCCTTAACTCTTCAACCTTTTTTTGATAATACATATCAAAGGAATCAAGCATTTGTTTATTTTGCTCCATTGCAATTTTAGCATCTACTGCTGCCGTGGCACCTAGCACTGCTGCTTGTTTTACATATTTCTTTGATGTAAAGTATCCAAACGCTGCTCCTACTGCTGCGCCGATGCCACCACCGATTGCTGCTCCTATAGGCCCACCAATAAATGTTCCAATACCAGCACCTGCTGCTGCGCCACCTAAAGCAGATGCTCCGATGCCTGCAATTTGCATAGTCTTTTTTCCAGCAAGTTTCCTGACCATGTTCCCACCAACAAAACCATCACCACCACTTGCAGCAAGAGCGGCACTACTTTTCATATTCTTAGAATTTTTAGCAATCATATCAAGTCTTACCTGAAGAGGATTTTTATCTAAATCTTGTCCATTAGGGCCAAGTATTTGCTCTATTTGAGCAATTACTTTAATACCCATAGTTATATCGCCTGCTTGTCTTCCAGCATTCATTGCTAAACTTTTTGCTTGATTCATATCCATTGCGCCAGACATAATTGAGTTTGTTAACTGATTTGACAAATCTCCAATTGCTTGCCCACCTTTTCCTATGGCATTTTGTTCTGAAAGTCTTTTTGTAATGGCCTTACCTTCTTCTGTCTGAACAAAGGCTTCTCCATATGTTGTTTTACCAGTTGCCGAAGCAGTCATGTTGAAAGAATTTTTTCTTTTAAGATCCATTTGCTCTGATGCTGTTACTTTATTACCAAACTTTGCTATACTATTTATTGCAGAAGTAGATCCTTTAAACTTCTCTCCCTGTTCCAGAATTTCGTCTGCTGCTTTATCAAATGCCATTCTTAAAGCAGCCATTGCTCCTACAGTTGCTAATAATCCAATTGCAACTGCAGCCATAGGACTCTTTAGCATTGGAAGAACCATTGAAAGACCCATTAAAGGCATCATTAGTTTTGTAGATATTTCTCCAACTTTTCCTGGTGCCATAGAACCAATCATTGTTGCACCTGCTGCAATGCCAACTCCTGCGGTTACGCCACCACCTTTACCTTTAAATTTTGCTACTCCTGCTTGAGCCTTTGCTCTGAGTTTTTCCCTTCGACTTGGCTCATTGGCTGCAGCAGAGGCTGCTGCTTTTTCACTAATAACTTTTTGCTGATATGCTACCTGCTCAGCAATCTGGCTCTTAGTGTATCCTTTTCTGCGTAAAGATTTTTCAAATGGAGTTATAGCAGTTCCAGGTTCAGCACCATACAATTTAGTTTTTGATGCTCTTGCCATTGATTGTGTTTTTCTTTGTTGTCTTGCTTCTTGTCTTTCAATTTTTTGTAGTCTTCTTCTTACAGACTTTGCGTCAGCATCCATCGGTCCCGTGCCATATAGAGCAGTTCTGGATGCTGCTGCTGCAGACTGAGATAGTGTTGTTCCAATATTAGCGCCAACTGCTCTGGCCTCTGGGATAGACCCTTTTGCTCCTGCTACTACCGCACTTGCAGTTGTAGACATTGCATCTGGAGCATTTGATCTTCCACGAATTACAGGTCTCTGACGAACTGCTGGAGCAAGTTCTGCTGGAGCAAGTCTTGAATCCTTTGGACTGCCCGTGTCTGATTTAAATGCACCATTATTTGGTTCTGTTGGTATTGGCTTTGTCTTTCCCTTTTCATCTTCAAGAACTTCATCGGGCTTTACTAAAATCATGCTGTGCTTTTGATGTAGTCTTCTCCAGTCAACAGATAGTCCTACCTTAAGTCTTTCTAGCATTTTTAAATATTCAGGCTTTAAAGGATCTGAGTTAGACATTTTTGCAACATAAGGCTCCATTAGTTTAATCTGTCTACTAATTTCTTTTTTCATTTCCCTATCATATTGATCTGGTGTTAGGTTTAGAGCAATGTCTTTGGTTGCATTAGCAAACCAGTTTGGAGAATTTTGTGGTTTTCCTTTACTTTTTTCTGGAATGCCCTTTAGGTTTTCTTCTGCCATCTGTTCTAGAGATGGCATATTCTTTGAAAATTCTTTATCTAAAGCACCAGATGCTCTATCAAAGACACCCATGGTGCCTCCGTCTGTCATTACATTTCCTCCGAGATTACCTGCCTTAAGGTCTTTGTCTCCACGAAGGCTTGCTGCAACCAACTGCTTAAAATATTCTGCTTGAGTAAATTTCTTTGGAATATTGTTTGGATCAAACTTTTTATCAAAGGGAGACTCTAAAACAATTATCTTTCTTTTACCTTCTGGATCTGTAGGATCAATCATTGTCCTAACTTTTTGTACTGGAGCATCAAGTCCTTGAACTTTTCTAGCAAAGTCTGTTGCTCTTTGTTCTGCCAAAGCATCCAACTCGCTCATCATTGGTTTTACAAAAACTCTCTTGCCATCTGGCTTTTCGTAAACACCCCCGATTTCACGAACATCAAAACTTCTTCCACTGCTTCCTGCTATTTGTTTTCCAAAATCTGTAGGCTTCTTCTTTCCAGTTTTAGTGGTTTCTGCAACTCTTGATATCTCTTTTAATCTTTCTTGCTGGCTTTGGGCTTTTTCCATATTCTCTGCAATTAATTCTGGTGCTCTGACTGGTGCACCTGCAGGTGTCTGACTTATTCCTGGTGCGGTTCCTGCTCCAAGGCGATTCATGTTTGTTGTTGTTGGCTCAGCAAGCGGTATTCCCATATAGGTTCCATCGTGTAGTGTAACGGTAGAACTTCTAGTTACAATCTTGTCGGTACGACCCGCCCCTGTTCCTGGTCCCGATTCAATAGTAAAAGACTTGATGTAGGTTTTTCCAGTGTCAGGATCAATAGTAGACGCTGCATGCTGTAGAATTTCTGCACTTCTTGCTGGTGTGTTTCCTAAACCTTTACCCATGTTAAACAGGTAGTCTGTTGCATAAAGTCTTTGAGCCTTTTTTAATCCTTCATCATTAGGGCTTACAACTTTTGGAATTTCTTCTTTAAATATTCTATCAACTATTCCGTCTGTAATCATTGGGCCCTTGACATCTGCAAATGATCTTAAGAATGCATCGTCTATCGCTTGTGCCTGGACTGGGGTCATTCCTGAAAGATGCCATTTACCTGCACCTCTGCGTTTCCACTCATCAATAAACTCTTGCTTTGAAACGCCCACTGTAGGCATTTGTTTGTTCATCCACTCAGGCCACTCAAATATTAGCCCATGCTTTGTTGTTGTAACTGCCTCCATGCCCTGAGACTTAAAGATCTGGGACATTGTTATGAGTTTGTTTCTTTGATCAGGAGTCATATGAGGGTTTGAATCAATGACCTCTTGAATACTCTTTGGAGTACTCTTTCCTCCAACATGTGTTTTGTTAGTTACGTTATTGTCTTTTACAATTTCTTTAGGTACTCCAACAGGTTGTACATCGCCTTCTCCAGTATTAAATCCTTGAACAGTTTGGCCTGCAATCATTCTTGCAATTACTGGCTTGTTGCCTGGGTCTTGTGCAGCACCTGCTGGAATAACTGCTTCTCCAGGAGTGAGCATTGCTGGAACTGTGTCTTGATTTCCTGATCCTGGAACTCTTCTTGTTCCTGTAGAAAACTTCTTAGGTCCTGGCATCCTCTTGCCAGCAGGTGGTCCAGTAAATCCCATTTGTGCTGCGATTGCTCTTCTATATGCATTTGCTAAGTTATTAACTGCTGTTGCTTCAGATGTAAAGGTTTGATTTAATTTTTGATGGACTTGATCAAGAGATGCTGCTACTGCTGAGGCTTCTAACTGTTCCTTAGTTAGATAGTTTGTCTGCTCCCCCAAAACTTTGCTAGAATTTCCTGTTTTGTTATACATAGACTTCATATTTGCAAATAGTTTAATTATGTTAGCAAAAGCATTTGCAACTAGTCCAATTGTCATAAGCAGGACTGGTCCTATTCCTGCAACTGCAACAGTAAAGATAGTTAAGAATTTTTTACTACCGTCTCCTAGCCCATTAAACTTTTCAAGAATCTTTCCAACAAACTCAACAATAGGTGTTAGCGCTTTTAAGAACTGTTCTCCAACTGGAGCAATAGCCAACTTAAGATCTTCCATTGACTTTTTAAATTTATAGGTTGTTGTGTTTTGGACCTTGTCTAATTCTCTCTGTGATAAGATTGCAAGTTCTTCTGTGGTTGCTTGCGTTAGTTGAAGCACTCTATTTGCTTGTGTACCCTGCGCCGTTACATTCTGAAATAATGTAGAAAGTCTTGAGAATTGGAACTTACCAAACAACTGTTCAATTGCTCTTGCACGGTTGAGTGGATCTAGTGTATCAAGTGCTTGTGAAAAGCCAACAACAGTTGCCTTAATGTCTCCAGCATTTCCTTCAACAATTCCTTTAATGTTAATTCCAAGATCAGCAAGAAATGCACTTGCTTTTGCAGATGGATTAATTAAAGATGCAAGACCAGACTTAAGTGCGTTGGCGCCTTCTGATGCATTAATTCCACCTTCTTTCATTGCTGTAAGGAAGAATGCTAAATCTTCTACATCTCCACCTAGTTGCTGAACAACTGGGCCAGCCTTTGGAATTGCAATTGTTAAATCTTCAATTGATACAACAGTCTGGTTTTCAACTGCGTTAAGGAAGTCAATCTTTTTAGCAAGATCTTCTGTTGCTACTCCAAATGCATTAGTTACTGAAATAGTTGTTTCTAATGCTTGCTCTTGCTCTACTCCACCAAGAACGGCAAGTCTGGTTGCTTGTGCAACCTGAGCCATAAGTGCTGCTCCTTGTTTACCCATTGCTGCTGCATCTGCAGCCATCTTCATTGTATCTTCTACAGCAACTCCATACTTTGTATATTCTTTTGCAAGAGTCTGTATCTGCTTAATCATTGCATCAGTTTCTTCTTGCGTTGTAAACAGTTCTCCGTATACACGCTTGAACCTAATTGCCTGCTCTTCAAGTTTCATAAATGTCTTGGAAGCAGTTACTCCAAGCATTGCTAGAGGAACAGTGAAACCAACCATTAACTGGCGACCAGCCCACTGAGTATTCTTACCAAAGTTTAGAAGGTTGGTTGATCCTTGCTTTAATAATTGATTAAGTAGTTGCTGTCTTTGTGCTGCAATGGCTGTCTGTGTACCCAGATTTTTCATATCAAGGGTTAGAGGTCTTACTGCAATTGCTTGTAGAGCACCGTTTGCTCCACGACCCAACTTTATATATTGGGTTTGAATATCTTTTACACGCTCTCGTGCTACCTTGTTTATTGTCTCAAATTCAGACTTAAATAGTCGGCCAAAGGTCTTTGTTGCTGCGCCAGTGTATCTAAAATATTCTCTAGATGTTAACTTGTTTCTTTCTAAAGAATCAGTAAAATGCTCTGTGCTTGATGTTACTGATCGCATAGATGCCTGGAATTGTCCAGTAGCATTTATGCTGTTCATCAAGTTCTGTGCTTGATTTGCTGCCACCGCTGCTGCTGCGGTGCCAGACTTTGCCATTTGTGTATGGAAGGCTGATATTTGACGTTGCAGAAGTTTTAGACTTGCTAAAGCATCAGACGTATCAATATTTACATGAATATTGGATTCTACATCAGCCATCCATTAACACCTCTTTATTTAGTTATTTGCAAGGTTGCCGAGAAGTGATGCCTCAGAAAGTTTAATTCCTGATGCCTCTTCGACAATCTTGTATACTGTTGGAAGGTCTAGATTTTCTTCTAGGGCTTCCTTGTCTTCTGCCAATTCTGGCTTGTATTGACGCATTGCTATTTGTACACAGTCGATAAGCAAGTCCATAGACTTTTCATTATCGTCTGCAACCTTTGCAATATCTTCAAACTTCTTCATAAAAGGACGAAGTAGTGAAATTTTAAGCGGTCTAACTTTGATCTTAGTACCATCAATTAGTGTTACTGTGTTTTCTTCTGTTGTGGCAGTTGCCATTTGGCCCTCCTTATAAGGTTTAGTCAATTATACCATAGCGCAGGCCTATTTTTGATTAATCGTAAGACTCATAATCAAGACCCATGCCTATTCCAAAACCAGCCCTCTCAGCAGATGCGCCTTGTAAAGCCAGAATATCATTACCATCACCAGTTGCACCTTTGCTAAAGACTCTGGCCTTCATGTCTTCCCACGCATTACCGCTACCAGAATTTTTATCTAAATCTACACCCTGCATAGCAGCAGTAAATTTTTTATCTCCATAGTCTAATTCTCTTTTTATTTTTAATGTGGCTGTTAGTTCTTGCATTGACATAGAGGATTCTAGTTGATCATAGTCTTTCCATATACCAATTAAAAAAACCTCTGATTCTAGTTTTGCTAAATCTAATGTATCCCAGGTTGATCCACTATCAACTGCTTGATCCTTAACAGGATCTTCTGACTTCTGGTTAATTTTAATCCCTGCTGCTATATCGATCACTTCATATATAGTTGGCAAATCAAGGCTATCCTCTAAGTCTTCTATTGTTTTTATAGATGGGCAATATTGTTGCATTGCAATAAGAGCACAGTGAGCCAGAACAGATATTGATTCGTCATCTGTTTTTGCTTCCTTGATTGTTTCAAAGGTATCTAAAAATTCTCTTAAATATTTTATTTTCAATGGTGCAGCAACTACCACTCTATCATCTACTAATGATATTTTTTTTGTGTCATATATTCTTGTTGCCATTATACAAGTATACCAAACAGAAAGGCCCAACCCCGAAGGATTGAGCCTCTCATATTAAGTTGTATTATGCTGATGGTGCTGCGAGTGTGCGGTCTACGATCTTACCGTATGACGCATTGTCGTTTGGAAGAAGACGGAATGAAACTTCAAACATTGAAGCCTCGTCACGCTTTGCAGATACTGTTACATTCTCAATTGAGAGTGCACGGTATGCTACGTAGATTCTTTCCTTTGCAACTGCTGCAGAACCAGATCCTGGTCCTACTGCTACAATACCACGCTCTAGTGGAACGTCGCCGATATCTCCTGCTGACATTCTTAGTGTCGATAGGTTAGATCCTGTTGCGATTTCCTCATTTGATGCAATTGCTACTAGAAGATTTTCTAGTGTTGCTTCTGCAAAAGATGTATTTAGATTAACTGTCATGCCTTGCTTGAATAAACGAGCAACGTCTAGAAGTTGATCTACTGCTACATCACCAAAGTCTGGCTGGAATGCGAGTTCCAAACCATTTGATGTGTAACCGATGTTTGTGAAATCATTGTCATTTGACAAAGTTTCCTTGTAGGATGTTGTTGATGCTGTCATTGCTGGAAGATCAGTGTTCGCTTGTGCGTCAGTGATGTTTCCTGTTGCGTCTACATATCCGATTGGGCCATCATGCGTAAATAATGCTGCTGCACCTACGATGATGTTACTACTTGAACCACGGCTGTATGCCATATATCTCACCTCTTTCATTTTATTAAAAGGGGGTTGTTTCCTCAGTACAATTATAACACCTTTTTTAAGGGTTATCCTTGGTGCCAGTCGTAGTCTATTATCATCTTATTCCCCGCATAAGTACGGGCTGTGCCAAAGTCAATAATGTCTCTAGTCTCTTCTAGTTGATAGATCTTGAAGTTGTGAAAGAAGCATGGTTTAGATTCGCCATTCCAGACTGTAGGGTTTGCTGCTGCCCACTCGTTAAGGTCTTTTGCTGAGTCGTCACCGTTGTCGAGCAAGTCGCTTACCTTTTGTTGAGTTAAAACCATTTTTGATGTTGCGTTTTCACCTACTGCGTAAAAGTAATATAGAAGTTGTTCACACTTGATATATGGGAAAGGAGTTCTTCTCATTTTAAACATTCTGTCGTATACTCCAAATACCCCAGTGCTTTGTGGAAATGTTTCAGTAAGTGAATCAATTTCTGTTGGTAGTGTTGGAAAGAAGTATGTAATCTGTCCTGGAGAATCAAAGTCCATCTTGGCATTTAGATAAGCATTAATAATTGTAGGTGGGTGATGAATTTCAGCCATTATGAACCTATCCCTGCATTAGCAATCCAACGGTATCCAGTTGAAATACCCTTAGATCTTCCAATCTTCTTTCCTGCTGGCATATCTTTTTTATATACTTTTGGATTTTCAAGATATCTTGCTACTCCGCTTGTTCTTAAAAATGCTTGTGAAAAATATTTATTAAAGAACATATCGAATGCTTTTTCAAAACCGCCTTCTACTTCTGTTCCTCCAGGATTCATAATCTCCACTGGTCCACGAGTAAAGACTGTCTCTCCGTTATCTTCAAATGCTAAAACTTGTGCTGTCTTTGGTCTAATCGTAACTGGTATTCCGTATTCCATAATTCTTGCCTTATCGTAAAACGGTGTGCGTGATCCATCTTTAATCGATGTGGACTGCCTAAATGATGATCTAAAAGATAATCCTAGATTACTAGTTGTGTATGAAATATCATATAGTCTTGCCTCTGGGCTTCCAGTCATAGTCCACTCGTAAACATGGTGAAGCATATCGGGATTAACTCTTGCGTTAGAATCTATAAACTCTTTCATAACTTCTACTGTTTCCATTCCAAGAGTTTTTAGGAATACGGTCTTTCCTCTTTGAACTCCTTCTAAAAATCCTATAGAATAATTAACAATATTATTCATATCTTTTTTAAACTGTTTTGAATTAAATGTTGTTATCATACATCACCTGACTGATTCTCTGATCGTCTTATTATTAACTTGTAAGACTCTACAGTGCCAAAAGGACCAGTGAATGGTTCAAATGTTGCTATCTCAAACAGTGTTCCTTTTCCAGATCTAGGACCAGATGTTTCCATATATATAAGGTTTCCTTCTTGATCTCTAATATCAGATACTAAAACATTTGTTAGTGCATTCTTACTGTCAAGCGAAGAAATTCTAATGTCTGATTTTGCTCTTCCCACAAGGATTGAGTTTTGGGTGATGTTTACGTTTGGCTTTACTTCTTCTTTAAATGCAGAACCGCCAGAACTAAAACTACATGCAAATACTCTATCTAAAACCCAGTGTTTTTTAATTGAGCCAAAGTCTCCTTGCTCAACTATTGGGTGGTATACAGATGCCTGCATTGGAAACATGAAATCTGGTGTCTCACAAACTGTCATTACAGCACCCCAATTTTTGTAATAGACTTAGCATACTTAGAAAGTATCTTGTCTACAATTATATTTCCTGTTCCTTCGAAAAGACCCTTATCAAACTGAATTCTAAATTGATCTGTGTTATAAGAAGAAATAAATCTCTTGTAATAGTCTAACTTTCCACACTCTATATCGTGAACAAGCATCTCTGTTGCTCTAACAATATCTGATGGCACTGCTGTATATCCATGCTCTACTGTAATCCTGTAGTCCCAAGTCTTGCCAAACCCTCTGTATATAAACTGTGGGTCAAGATAATCTGATGCTGCTGCTGGTAAAACTAGTGGGGCAGATTCTGCACGATTAATGTTGTCTATAGACTTCTCAACAATTGCTGTCTTGTCTGATGTTACTTCGTACTGTCTGTCTTCTACCAACTTGTTATTTTCATATACCGTCAAAACTTTTTTTACATCATCCCAGATAGGCAGGTAGTCTGATCCAGTTCCTGTAAAATTTAAAACCTTTTTCTTGTAGTAAAATCCTTCTATAATTATTGAATCGATAACTGCTCTTGCAATTTCTTCATTTAAAGCGTATGTTGCTATGTCCGATGCTGTGCTTGCTTTTGTTGATGGATCTACATATGGTCTAACTACTTCATACGTTTCATCTTGCAGGACTACTTCGCTTACTGTACCAGGACTTTTAACAATTTGAACCCTGTAAGATGAGTCATATTTTCCTGGCAAAGATATATCAAGAATGTTTCCTGCTGCCTTATTTAAAAATGTTAATTCTGATACTGAAAGATCCGCCATATCCGTTATGGTAACAGTTATAGGTGA